TAGCCTCGCTCAACAAAGCACCAGAAACGGAAGTATCGTCAACCGTTGGGTAGGGCAACAAAGAGCCGCTGTTGGTGTTGATTACTTGAGAAACTTGCTCAACTACACCTGTGAACTTGGAAGCGACATCAAGGATGTTGCTGAAGTCTTCGGGTACCAAGTAACCACCGAGGCTGTCGGTGCCTACGATTTGCGTGTCAGTTCCACGAGTCTCAAGAGCGTGACGCTCCTCAGCATTCAAAGAACCCAATCCAGAGCGCAAGTACTTAGCAAAAGCGGCACGGCTTTCTACCTTTTGAGGGGCAGCAGCGCGCTCTTCTTGCTTGGAAGCAATCTCTTTCTTGGCAGCCTCAACTTTCTCGATGCGCTCGATGTTGTTGCGCAATTCGATAGCCTCGGCATCGATTTTGTCAAACTGAACTGATTCTTCAGAGTTCAGCGTGCGGCCTTCTGCTTGTGCAGAGGCAACGATAGCGTCCAACTGTCCGATGAGGGCAGCGCGCTGTTCGCGGAGTTGTTTAGAGTTCATGTCTCTTTTTTTGAATTTATTTCTGTTTTTCTAAACGCAAGCGAAATGCTTCAAGAAGCACCTCGTTGCAAGGTGCGGGATTGGCTGCGGCCTCCTCCTGCGGGGTAGCCTCTTCTCGAGCTTCTGCGGATGCTTGGCTCTTGAGTTGGCTCGTTGCGGCTGGGTAAGCGGGATAGGTTACAGGGCTCACATCAAAGAGCCTTGAAACACTATGGATGTATCGGTAGGTGATTCCGTTGCGGGAAACCCACTCGTCTTTCTTGATAGCAAAGCCGAAGCTTGACTGCGTGACATCGCCACGGCGAAGCATCTCAAGCAGGTCATTGCCATAGGTGGTATTTGGTGCATCGAACTCGTAGTACAAGCCACGAGCATCCTCTGCAATCTTGAGCGTGCCCGAAGCAGTTCGTGCCAAGAGTAGGTCGGCGTTATGATTGAACAAAGCTCGGACATCATTGTCAAGTACATCTCGGAAGGCTCCAGGCTTGATGATTTCAATGAATCCGCCTAGGTCTTCGCTCTCTGAGTTGAAGACAGCAGCATAGCCGCTGACCATGCGCTCCTCGAGTATAGTGCTACCGAGTGCGCGTGTCTCAATGATGGGCCTGCCGTTGCGAGTCTCTGTATCGTACTTCTCAAGGGTAGAGAATCGGTGCACGACATTCAAAGCGGGTGTGCGCTCGATGTAGGCGCTTTGGTCTTCATCGTATGTGTAGACACGAATCTTGGCGGCGGGATCATCGGGAGTGCCCTCGATGACAAAGCCGCTATCTGCCGCCATGTCTCCTTCGCTTGCAATCTCAATGATGCGACCATAGGCAAAGCCGTTGGATGTGTTCCATCGAACGAAGTCACCGATGTTGAGCTCTCCAGGTAGGGCACGCATCTCTTCGTGATGTGCGGCCTCCTCGATAGCAGGCTCGAACAAGATGGGGTCGTAGTCGTGCTCATCGAGCCACATCTGGGCATCTTGAACCGACCACTTCTCTTTGTCAAAGCGAATAGCTTGCAACTCGCTCACGCCGTCCTTGATTCCGTAGATGGCATCAATGCCGTCACCGAATACATCGTTCTCACGAGCAAAGGAATCGTACTGCTGTGGATCGGTCAAGCGAGCAGCGTGCTCGTTGGGGTATGGGCGTTCTTCTTCTGAGTTCATTTCTTCAATAGCGTTTTCAGCCCAATCTCGCATCTCATCACCGCCCCAAGCCGCGTACATAATAGAGCCACAAATCTGATTGCCTTTCGCATCCTCGAAATCACCTTGGTCGTAGACCTTGGCGCGTGAAAGGAAGGAGAATGTGCGCTTGATTATTTCGTCCGAGATTTCAGCACGGTCTGCCAACTGACGAGCACGGAACCATCCTGTGGCGGTTCCGCAATCGCTTCCATTCGCCTCCTTGTAGTCAAGGGCGCGTTGGGCGTTGTCAACTGCTGCTTGTGGGTAGTCGTTTCTCATCAGTCGGCATCTACTTGCCCATCATTGGGAACGATGCTTGCGTTGACCATGTTCAGAGGTTGCAAGTATACATCGCCGCCATCGATGGGGTTGAGGTTCTCAAGGTCGCGGATGTCATTGACAGAAAGCCATCCCCATTGACGGGCGGTGGCATAAGACTCGAAGCGGCTCTTGGTGTCTCCACGCAAGAGGCTGTCTAGGTTGAATCGGGTGTACAATGTGCCCTTCTCATCTTCGCGGAGCAACTTGCGGTCAAGCTCGGCCTCCCAGCGTGAGACGATTGGGCGAATGGTGTCTCGCACGAATGAAATGCCTTGCTCCTCGATATTAGCACGAGTAGAGCTTGCATCCAAATCGGCGAGCATGTGGGGAGGTACGCGGAAGATGCGAGCAATCTCCGTGACTTGCAACTTGCGAGTCTCGATGAATTGCGCCTCGTTCGGTGGAATACCAACGCGCTCGTAGCGCATTCCCTCCTCAAGCACCGCAGTCGAGTGGGCCTTGTTTAGGCCAGAGTGACTGCGTGCCCATGAATCCTTGAGGCGTTTCGCTGCATCATCGGTCAAGCGACCAGGATGCGTCAAGATGCCGCCAAGGTTTGCGCCGTTCCCAAAGAACTCAGCGCCAAATTGTTGAGCCGCAAGGCCGATGCCAATCGCCTCACGAGCGGCTCCAAGTACAGAGATGCCTGTGATGCCATCCAAGGAAAGCCCAAGGAAGTGAAGCATCTCGTAGTCTGCGTATGTGTGCTTGTCATCTACAACATAGAACTTCTCATCGTTGTGCACCTTGACCTGCACCTTGTTCGGGTGAATGGGATGCAGAGCGATGGGGCGAGCTGCGGCATCACGCTCAATGTGGCAATAGGCATTGCCGTGAAGGGTGATACATGCCTGCATGTACTCCTTCCACACAAAGTCAGTCTGCGTGTTGTTTGGCTGCTTGAGAAGTTTTGCGAGTGGGTGATCCGTGAGACGGATGCGGCCTTGTCCTTGGCGTTCGTAAACATCCAAAGGCAAGGAAGCAATCGTTTCTGAGATGATGCGTGTGGCTGCGAATACGGCAGAGAATGCCATCGCGCTTCGCTCATTTACAGGCTCTCCTGTCTTGGACTTGAAGAATAGGTCGTACAGCCAAGAGGCTGGTTTTGCCAGACTTGTGCTTGGGTTCTCGGGAGATGCACGAAAGATTCGTTGCAGGAGGGTAGGCCGTTGCTCCATGCTAGTAGTTTAGTCCTTAGCAAAAATACCAAAAACAATGAAGATTTGACTAAAATAGATTTTGACATTTTTTGGTGATTGTCAAAAACTTTCTATATTTGGGTATAACCAAAAACAAAAACATCATGACAACTGAAGTTTCAATTCCCCAAGTCCTTGACTACTTAAATGAAGTAGGTCTATCAGCAGAGTTCTGCGATACCACAACCGAAGTGCCTTGTGTCACTATTGAGAATCTATTTACATTAGGTCTTCCCGATTCTGCTCATCCAAATAGCGAGTTCTATGGTTTCACTTTACAAGAAGACCCCAATGAAGGAAGCGGTGACTTTTTTGAAGGTGACATGTTTTGGCTTTTAGGTCATGTCTACAAATATGAACTTGAGCAAATTGGATGGTTTGTACAAGACTTAAACATGGGCAACGAGGTCTGCCCCATCTACAACATCGAAAAGGAATACCCATTTGAAGAGGATGTTCGCTATGTATTGACTTGCCCAAATTCAATGAATGACAATGTTGACAACGAAGAGTTCAATACTTTCAATGTAATCGTAGCACCTAAGGGTGATGAAGGTGAGGATTTTGATTGGAGCAACTCTAAAGAGTTCAAGACCATCACCGAAGTCATTGAGTTCATCTATGGCGAAGAATAATCTCAAAAACTCATCAATCATGCAAACTGAACAAATGAACACCTACAAAATGACCGAAGGCGAACTGAGCATTGTGATTCTCGCCTTGCAGACTCTACAAGAGCAACTAGAAAGTTGTGTATCACATGGACTATCTCTCGAGGATGTAGTCTTGAATGAGGAGAGAATAGATGAGGTCTATGGTCTCATCAAATCACTCCAAGAACAAGAACTATTGTAGTGATGCTCAAAGCAATTTAACAAGACCCCGCTTCGGCGGGGTTTTTTCATTTCAGACCTTTCTTCCGCAATGCTATGCGAAGGTGCACGAGATAGCCTACAATGTCATCAATCGTGTCAATGGTGTCCTCGGTGATTCCCGCTTGGCGTATGCGCCCCAACTTGTCATCTAAGCGAGCGCAGATGCCGCTGACAACATCGCCTTGATGGAAGGTGCTGATGGGATGCTGAAGCGAGTCATTGTACTGCTCGTTCTTTTCCACGAATAAGTCTCGCAGGCGTTGCAGTTCGTTCTCAAGGAGTTCGTTTGTCTCTGTGGCCTTTTTGATTGGGCTTGTAGATGTTTGGAAGTATGTCATGAGTTTAAAGGATTAGAATGTCTCGTTCGCCGTAGATGGTGTCTTCGTCTTTGTCATCGGCTCGGTCAATCATGTACTGACCCATTGCCATCGCAAGAGCCACCATGCCGTCAATCTTGTCAGAGCTCTTGGCTTTGTCGAATTTCAAGTTCTCCGCTGGGTCTTTCTTGATTTGGATGTTGCTGCACATCCATCTGAGGAGTTCGTTGCCTCCGTGATCCAAGTTGCCGCTTCGGATGAGTATCTCAAGATTCTTCACAGGCGCACTCATCGAGGCAAAGCCTTGTCCAAATGGATAGCACTCAAGGCCATCGTCCACAAGGTCGGGGATCAGCGTGCTCGAGTTCCATCGGTCAAAAGCAATGCCTTTGACATTGTACTCCTCGCACATCTCTAGAATGTCGCGTCTGAGGATGCGGTAGTCAGTTGAGTTGCCGTCTGTCACGGTGAGCAATCCCTTGCGGACGAAGGCATCGTAGTCGGCACCTGTGCGACCTCTTCGGCGAATGACCGCCGCCTCTGTGACCCAAGCCTTGAGGATTACCTTGAAGCCATCGCCATCTGGGATGATGAGCACGAAGGCTGTGATGTCCTCGGTGGCTGCGAGGTCAAGACCTCCCCACGCTTCCATGCCATGAAAGTCCTCTGGGTTGAAGTCGGTGCATCCGCTCATGAAGTCCTCATCGCTGACCCACTTCTCTTCGGAGCTCGTCCATTGGTTGAGGTGCAATCGTCTGAAGGTGTTCTCATAAGTGATGAGCTGCTTGGCCTTCTCGCTTTGCTGTTGGATGTACTCCAACTTCAGCGATTTGCCGAGCCCTGGATTCACCTTGCGCCAAGTCTGCTCATTGTGAATGTCATCACCATCTTCGGTCTCATATAGCACAGGCAAGAAACTCGCGTCATCGATGATGCCTTCCTTGACCTTGCGTGCATAGTCGTAGAGTTCATAACAGATGCTCTGCTTGTCGTGTCCTGCCGTTGTGATGGCAAGGGTGAGTGGTTGGCGGCGTGCGCCTGTCGCGGTGGTTAGAA